AGTTCTTTCCAAATCAGCTTTAAGCTTATTAATTTGAGCTATTTTACCAGCTTGGTTAGTGTTATTTATTTCGTTAAAATTTGGTTTTGTGTATTTAAGTTCTTTAACTCCTAATGAAGCTTTTAACTCGGCATCTTTTGGTATGTTTAAATATTTTTGTTTAGCTAATATACCTTTAGTAATTAGCTCTATAATTCCACTTTCACCAATCTTTGCTTCAAGTTGAGCGTACCTTTCTAAAGATAGTCTTCTAGGTATATAACCTCTATTAACATTAAACTCAGCACCTTCAATTCCTAAATCTTTTAATGTTTTACCCCAACGCTCAAAAGCGTCAGCATAAGCATTTGCCGCTCTAGCTATATGTTTATTTTTTAATAATTCTTTATCTAATAAATTTTTATTATTAGGGTCAAATGATCTAATAGCCCTAGTAACTTTTTGCATGAAATCGGTTCTGGCATTAACGTTAGCTAATCTACTAAAAAAGTTTAAACCGTTTTCTTTTAAATATTCGTTTAATGAATCTCTAACTTCTCTAGCAACACCATTCATAGATATTGCTAAATACTTATCTCTAATAAGTTCTACTGTTTCTTCTTGTGATGCTATTCTTTTACTTACTCTACCTTCTCCTTTAAAGGCATAACCTATTGGGTCTTCTAAAAATTTATAAGAAAATGATCTTGCAAGTTCCGATAGGCTACCACCAAATGCACCTGATTTAGTTAAACTAAATAATTTAGCTGTTGGCCAATCTCTAGCACTAGAATATATAATAGATTTATCAACTACATCAGAAGTATCTAATAATTCATTTACATCTAAATGAGTTTTTGCGTCAATTTTTGAAGTGTTTACATCTTCAAATAATTTTTCACCTTTTGGAGTTTTCTTTAAACCAGCGTCTTTAAGTTCTAAGTTTTCAATATCTTTAGCTACTCTTGATAATTGTGCTTTTCCAATAACACTGATACCGCCTCCAAGAGCACCACCTAATGCCGCCGCTACTATAACATCTACAGCACCAACGCTTGGGCTTTCGTTAGCTTGAATACCGAATGTTGCACCCTCATAAGCACCAAATACTAATCCATTTTCAAAAAATCTTTCTAATCTACTTGCCGTTAAAGACTGTTTAGCCATCATAGCTTTTTGTATGTAGCCAAAACCTATTAAGTTAAGTGGGTCTAAAACATAGGCTCCTATATCTAAAAAAAGACCTGTTCCCCCCATTTTGTGAAGAATATCTCTATTTTCCTGCTCCAATTTAACTCTGTCTATTAAGTAGTAAAAATGTTCTCTAGATACAGCGTCGGTAAAATATTCATAATACTCAGAACGTATTTTATTATCGTTAAATGCTTTTTTTATTTCTGCTTCATTATCTTTCCAAGAAAATCCATTCGGGTCTGGGGCGTAGCTTTTGTTAATTAAAGTTCTACCAAGTGTAAAAGCGAGAAAATTTAATTCAGCCGCTTTTACTGCCCCTGTAAATAAACTTGGTCTAGGCTCTGGTTGATTTTGAAAAGTTTTAAAAACTCTATCCATATACAGCTCCCCATTCATTTCTTTTTGAGTAAGTGGGTCGTCCGCTACTTCAAGTTTTTTTTTAGTATCTATATTTGAAATTTTATTTATTAAGTAATCTGCTTCTAAATTTCTTCTTGATGAATAATCGTCTCCAAAATCTCTAAGTTCAGCGACTACTCCTTCTATATTATCATTTAATACTTCTTTAAAAAAATTAGGAGTACGTTTTAAATCACCGTATTGAAAACCAACCGAAGTTATTACAGTTTGTAATGCGGGGTCTAGTTCGTTAAACTTTTTATATTTAGTATATTTATTGTATTGTTTTTCAATATTATCAGCATAATAATTATTTACAGTATTATTAAAATCTGGAAGTTTATCTTCTGGTATTGTTAAATTTTTAGCAACTTCATCTGCTTTAGCACCTTTTAACCCCAAATAAGGCTTAACAGCGTCAAGAATAGATAAGTCTTTAAAACCAAGATTTTTTATTGTTTCTTCTGTTTGTTGACCAAGGTCAAATCCAGCCCCAATAGTTACACCAGAATTTTCATCTATAGTGTTATCTTTATTTCTAGGTACATAACCAGTAGTTTCGACACCCTCTCTATCACTAATAAAATCCCAATCTATATTTCTCATATTATTTTATAAAAGCGTTTGTAATCATTGGTATTAATCTATATTTATTTATCTCTTGTATTGCTTCTGATTGTTTTTTAGCTAAATCAAATTTCTTTCTATCGTTGTCAGAAACTTTTAATTTGTTATCTGCTTTCATCTTTTCTAAAAATGGCTGTAGATCTATTTCTAATCTTTTAGTTTCTTTAATAGGACTTCCGTCTTGGCGATAACCAACAACTTTTTCTATTAAGACAGGTTCATAATAATTAACGCCATTTTTTCTTGTGAACCACGCAGTTTTACGGTCTGGGTTAACTGCAAAATCATAATCATCAAAATCAACTTTATACCCAGCTAAATTCCCTGGATTTGCACTTGGGTCATTTTTATATAATTCTTTATAAAATTTATCTTTGTTGAAATCTCCGTAAGTTTTTGGTTCTTTAACTTTATCTTTATCAGGTACATACTGAATACCTTTCATGTAATTTATAACTTCATTTTTAAATACGTCGTAATTAGAGTCTTCAATTCCTAGAGATAATAATTTACTTCTACTAGTTAAGACTCCAGAGTTATCTTCGTAATAATATTTTTTTATAAATTCTTTAGTGCTGTCAACGTAAGTAGTACCGTCTTTATCTAGGCTCTTAAAATAAGAGGCCGTGTTATAAATTAAATCTCTATTATAAATACTTTTTAAAGAACCAGAAAATTGACTTGCAAGCTCTGTTCGGTCTTTATTATCTAACGTAGTTAACTTTTTACTTTGCTCTAATTCAGATAGTGTTTTAATTATATCTTGTTTATTTTGACCAGCTCTAAATAATTGAACTGCCATATACCATTTCATGGCGTCTTTTGAATTTTCATTACCATCAAAATATCTGGTTAAAGCACCTTGCTCATCTAGTCTTAAAGCAAGTGCGAAAGCTTTTTGTGAATCTAAATTATATGTAGAACTTAATGGTCTATTTAATAATTGTTGTAATTCTGGTATTGGTGGGTTTTTAGCAAAAGTCGGAGAAAGTTGTTGAAACGTATAATCCCAAGCCTCTACAGTATTACCGTATCTTTTTTGATATTTTGTTAAAGTTTTATTAAATAAATTATTTTGTAATTGTTTTAACTCCGCATTATCAAATTCAGATATATTATTTTCATAGTATTTCTTTTCAAAATCAACAACTTTTAAAGCTTTACTTAAATTTACTAAAGCTTGTGTAGCTTCTTCTTGTAGTTTTGGATTTATTATAATTGGTGGAGTTCCGTCTGGTCGTTTTTCAGTTAATAAAAGTGAAAATACACTCGCATAATCGCCGCCTTGTTGAGCGTGAAAATTTGCTTGTTTAACTACCAATTTATCAAAATCTAAATTTGTAAGAGCTGGATTTCTATTATTTTTTAAATCATAAAATTGTTTTAAAAACTCCTGCTCAAAATTTTGTCTAATATATTCTTCTTGTTTACCTGCAAAGTTTTTACCAGACTCATTTAAAGGTATAGTTGCTCTAAAATCTGTAGTTAATTTATCAATTACTGTTTCATGTATAGTAGATATTTTATACGCCGTATCAGTTTGTATTCTGTCTTGAAGCTCTGCGTTTTGGAAAGCAAATTCTTTTTCTCTAATCCAATCATTTGTTTTGTTTGTTTCTTTTCTAAAAGCTTCTTGAAAAAATGGGTCGTTTTGTTTATCCTGTAAATAAGCTTGCGTAGCTATTTTATAATCTTGTTCCCAATTATAATTTGGGTCAGCTCTATTTTCTAAATATTTATTTTTCCAAGTTCTAGCAAATTCTTCATTGGAATTATTTGCATACTGCTTATATGCTCCAACTCTTGCCCAGCCGTTATAAATATCTGGAAAACCATCTTGATGAGCTTTACGAGCTTCTTCAAGCGTCATTCCATTAACTGTATTAGCACCTAAAACAGCATCTTGTTCGTTTTGTCTGTCAGCACCTTGTTTTGCTAATTCATATATTCTAGGATTTACTGAGCCTAACGCATCAGCCAACGCAGAAAAGGTATCTTTACCTATTGGTGCTGGTGCTATTTTAGCCTCAATACCTTTAGATGCTGGTACATCTGATATTGCTATATTAACACCTAAGTCAGTAGAAATTTTAGCCATTATTTACTACCACTATACCCACTTGGGTTTAAAGAATATTCTGTCATACTACTAGCACCATCAAATGCTTGTGAATTTCCAAATAAAGTATTTGGTGCTTGAGTTGACACATACATTCCAGCTATGTTTCCGCCTGCTTTAAGAGCATATGGTAATATTGAAGGTCTGTAAGCTGTTGGTAAAGACAACACTTGATTTACATAATTTCGATTAGTTTCTTCTCTATTAGTGTCGATTGCCCTTACATAATTTTCATAATTAGTATCAATAGTATTAAAAGCAAAACCACGTTGTCTTTCAATGTCTCCTAGTAAAGTGTCTACAACATTTCCACCAATTCCTTTTTCTCCAATTTTAGTTTTAGCTGTTCCAAGTAATTGTTTAGCTTTAATATCTGTATTAAATTTATTTAATGAAGCTTTTTGCACTTCTAATTCTTTTTTTCTTATTAAAGAATTATCAGAATAAATAGCGTTATCTCTTAAAGTTTGAGCTTGATTAGCTGATCTTTCGTTAGTAGCTTTTGCTGATGCGTCGTCAGCTTTATATGACATATATGCACTTGCTACTTGAAATACAGCATATGCCGTTGGATTACACATAATTTAAGTCCTCTCGTTTTTTCATAAAACCATGAAATTTAATGTTGTTAAAATATTTGTCGTTGATAATTGTAAATCCACAATACTTAATCCAATCAAGATGAAGTTTATTTCTGCTATCTATGTAATTAAATAGTATTGGAAATTTGAACTGCATTTCCTCGACACGATTAATACAGTTTTTAATAAAAGTTTTTTTAATTTTATATAATTCATTTGTGCATAAAAGATATGGTGCACCAGTATTTTTGTTATATGGTGATGCCGTTACTCCATAAATTCCAGCAACTTTATTATTAACTAAAAAAGATTTAGAATAAGTAGAATTTAAAATACTTTCTTTTAATGGTTTATAAATTTTATCTTGACCAGTAATTGTTTGTACTTCTAGTAAATCTTCTTTTCTTAAATTAGAAATTAAATCTACAATGTCATCTATTGTAGTATTTCTTTCTATAATATTCATTACACAGCTACTCGTTGTGATAATATAGTAAAAAGACCTTCCCACTCAGCCGATAAGAAATTACATGGTAAATAACTGTCGTTATTAATTTCTATATCAATGTCTATGTTTCTACATTGTATCGGACAGCTAAAACTTCCACTTTCTAAAGTTGGTTTACCTAAAATAAAATTACTAGAGCCTAAAATTTGACCTGTAAATTGGTATACACTTGTATTTCTTGCCGTAGGAAATAAAGTTACATTAAAATAACCAGTATCTCCGTAGACAAGTTTTAACTTTTTAAGTTGTAAACGGCCTGTATTAATTGTTGAAGTTGTACCAGACCCTCTTTGCTCTCTTACATAGAAAGTAGAAAATCTGTATTTAAAATTATATTTATTACCTATATAAACTGGGTTGCTAGAATAATTACCAACTACTACGACAGTTGTTGAAGTTGATGAGTTAATATCAACAGATCGGCCTCTTTGTGCTGAAGACCAGTCGCCTCCTAGTACTACTGCCCTAGTTTGTGAATCTGGGTAAGGTAAAGTAAATGTAGTTAAATTAGTGGTAGAATTATAAGTTCCAGTAACACTAACTTTCCTATCTAATAATACTGGGAAAGTTAAGTTAGTATCAACTTCATTAGTTTTTAGATTTATCTTTTCTAGATAAACCCCATCGTCTCTTTTAACTACTAAATAAAAAAATGTATCTATAACTTCACCGTCTAATAATACTGTTCCTGTTGGAAAAATATATTTAGACCAAGATTTCTGTAATGATTTATTACTAGAGTCAAAATAAAATTTATAAACACCTATTGTGTTTCTTGCTTCACTACTAAAAGCAAATAAAGTGTTTTCTGTATTTGACCCTTTTAAAGAATAAACTCTACCATTTAAATATCTAGGTACATTTAATGAAGTATCATTTGCTTCTTTTGTTAATAAATCAGTTGATAAAAAGTATTCACTTACACCAGCATAAGTTCCTCGTCTAAAAGAGAAGTATACATTTTTACCTATTGGTATTGGCTTACAAATAGAGTCAATTTCGTATTCAGTTGCTTGGTTAATAGCTACTGTTTTAGAAGTTAAAGTTTCTTCTGGTTTTAATAAAAATTGCGTAGTGTCAGAAAATAATAAAAGTTCTTCATTTAATGCTACAGCCCATTTTAAATTACTTACTCTATTATGACTTACAGCTACATCAACTGCGTCATCGTCTAATATTGTAGTTACAGTTTCTGGGTAGAAAGTAAAAAATTCACTTACTTTTGAAAAGATAACATTTTCATCAGATAATAAACCTAGTCTGTTTCTGTAAAAGAAAATATCTTGAATTTTATTACCAACAAAACTTGGGTCGCTAGCTGTGTCTTCATCTCCGCAAGTCCTACCATTATAAGTAGGTACTGTATAAGTTGTTGCACCTATTGTATAACTAGTTCCATCAGCTTTACAAAACCTGAAATTACCGTCAGCAGTTCTAATTAATACGTGAGGTAATGTTGCTGTATTAAAATTATTATCTAAACCATCTGCTACTGTTTCAACCCAAGCATTACCGTCCCAGTAAACATAATAGTTGTCAAACTCTGTACCTTTGTCTCCAGTTACTTCAACTAAAAATCCGGTATATCCTTTATATGGTAAATCTGAAAATGAATTAGTTTTATTTTTAACTAAAATTAATCCGTCTCCGCCAATTCCATCACTAACACTTACTGTAAATGTACCAGTTGTTTTTGCAAAATAAATTATAGAACCATCTCTAACAATTGTATAGCCAGAAGGAAACGCTGAAACTAAATCGTTATATAATTCTGTTGCTATATTATCTGTAGTTATTGAAGATGCGTTTGAAGAAGTGGAGTTATCTAAAGTTTGATAACTAGCAACTGAACTTCCATCTATTTTAATTTCGTATGTTGTTCTATATTGACCATTTTTAACATAAAAAATTGCTTCGTCTGGTCTAGTGTTAGTTACGTTACCAGATTTAGCTACAGTTATAGTTTTATTTACAACAAAGGTAAAATCTGCAACAGTTACAAGGTTTATATCTTCAACTGGATTAGCAGTTGTTAAATAAGTTAACGAAGGTGCTACTACTGTTTTTTGATTACCACTTAAATCATAAACTTTTATAGAACCATTATTAATTAATACTGTGTATCTTTCTGTTGAGTCTCTATTAATAAAATGAATTTTACTATTAGTAAAAGTATCACTATTTAATTTTGCTACGTGAATTGATGGAGGTCTTTTACCAAGACCATAAACAACATCTGATAAACCATTTTCTTGAGTTTCAGCTTGGTTAGGTAATCTTATTGTATCTGGTTGCTGACTTACTCCATTTAATAAATTTGGAATACTTGTGCTGATTAATTTTGAAGCCATTAGTCATTAATAATTGATGATTTATTTGGTTGATAATTACCTCTGTCTAAAACTCTATAAACATCATAATTTCCAGTTAAGATATTATGACGACCAATATCTCCCTCAGCTTCTTTTAAGCTCATGTAAGATTGTAATTCGTCCATTTCATGGAATTTATGTAATTCAGAAGAAACTAACATTCTGTCTTGAAATATTCTTGATGCTCTAACTAAAATATAATGACGTGCTACTTCTGGTAATTCTGAAAAATCTAATAAAAATACTATATTAACTTTTATGTTATCTGTTATTGTAAAAGTATTATTTACCCTGTCGTAAAGTTTTCTATTTCTTTCAACAAAGTCGTGTCTTCTATATCCATCAGCTAACTCAACTCTTAATGCGTTTGCTGGAAGTTCAATTTGATTATTGTTATTAGGTGTTAAAGAATAATTTATGTCTGTGTTAAAAAACCAACCACGAGCTTGTACTTCTCTTGAAACGTGGTCTAAAATTTGAATAGCGATTGATACGTCATTAGTTGTGGCGTTGGTAATACTAGATACTGGTATTTCACCGATGCTTGTAAGCATTGTGTTTATAGCTTCAAGCTTACTTGTTACTGTTAATGACATTATTTATAATTGTTTGATTAATTTTATTAAGAGGGGGAACTTTCATTCCCCCAATCTTAATTTACATTACAAGGTAATTAAGCTGTCTTAATTTCTAAAGACGCTTCTGGTCTTAGAACACCATGTCCTGCTGCATATTTAGCAACAAGTAATGTTCCTTGATGTCTTGCAGAGTATTCCATCTCTGTTGATAGGTCTAATAATTTAACCGTACCTACAGCACTTTTGTGCCATACGCAGCCAACAGTAGTAGAGAAGTTTCCTCCTAGACCACCGCCAGAACCAACGATAGAACCTACACCAACGCCAGTAGTAATATTAGTTGATGGTAATTGATTTGTTTTCACAATTTCAATTCCAGCAATCTTTAATACTTTACCGTCGGCATAACTTCCAGAACCACCGAAATCTCTATTGATTACGGCAGCAGTAGTGTCAGAAACCATACTGTAGTACGCTTGTGGCGATACAGCAGCATATCTGTCTTCTGCTGGAACGTTAGCTTCGTCTAGTAATCTTGCGGCAGCATAAATTGATGCGGCAGCAGAAGCACCGTTTGTGTTGAAGTCAGCGTCAGTAATAGTTTGTCCAGCAGCTTGTGGAGAAGCGGCAGACTCTCTAGCGTTTTTTACTAACATTTGATAAATGTGTTTATCCATTTGATTAGCTAGAGCAATACCTATTTCTTTTGCATAGATACTTCTAACTTCCCAAGATGATTTAGCTTCTTCAATAGAAGCAATAAACACGTGAGATACTAGTAAATCTTGAATTGATATAATTCTTTCATTACCAGTTATTGATGAACCAGTTAGTTCAGCACCAGCAGCGTGGTAAGCAGCAGACGCTTTTCCAAATACTGGAAACGTTGCACTTTTACCGTTAGCTATAGTACGAACCATAGTTCTATCTAGGGCAGTATTTGCTGTTTCAAAGGCAGTCAAAGTCTCGCCTGAAAACAATTTCAGGAATAGAGCATTTTGATCACCAGCACCAGCAGCCTGACCTATGTACGAAGGAGTATAATTTGCCATTATATTTCCCTTTCTTATAAGTTAAGTTGCTTAGTTAAGTTAAAAACGCCGTATTTCAGATACAAAATTATCGACCCTCGGGTCGGTTTAGACTTACTTTATTGGGTTAATCAGTAGGAGTAACTAATTCTCCTAAAGAATTTTGTTATAATATGTTTGACCTTGAAAGTTTAGTTTCAACTTTTTTTCTAAAAGCTGGGTCTTTGGCATACATAGGGTTTTTCATATCTTCTTTTAATTGTGTAATACTTTCGTATCTATCACCAACTGAAGATTGAGAAGTTTCACCTAAACTTAATTTAGGTTCTCTGTTCTCTGCGTTATATCGAGCATACATTCCTCTTATAGTAAATAAGGCTGTATTATCGTCGCTTGATACCCCTTGATTAAAAGAATTAATTTCTTCTTCACTTAAATTATTAGCAACCCAATCTGTCATAGATTTATATTGTTGCTCGCCTTGAGTAATTGAATATGCTTTGGCCTGAAATTGGTCAGCCATAGCTTCAAGACCTTTTAAATAATTATTAATATATTGTTTAGGTAAACCAGATTTTTCTAATGAAGTTAATGTTGTTTCACTAAGTTGTCCAGTTTCATTAAATTCTTTTTCAGCAGTTTGAAAAGCAGATATACTTTTTGTATCATCTGTTTTTGTTTGTGCTTGTAATGGATTTTTATTTTCAACCTTTTTATTATCTACTGGTTGACCAAGTTTTTTTTCTAATTCTTGATAAGATTTAATTAATTCATCTTGTGAATTAAATTTACCAAGTATTTTTTCTTGAACTGGTTGTTCTGTTTTTATAGGTGCTGTTTCCTGAACTCTATCTTCTGGTAATTTATTGGCGTTCTCAGATTTTTGTATCATACTGTCTACATATTCTTTACTTTCGACAGAAGGGGTCGGAGTCACATTTACTTGTGTTAGTTCACTCATTATTTATTTTCCTTATTGTTGTTGTTGTGTCTGTTTTTGTGCTTCTTGTTCCGCCCTATTTTGAAAACTATCTCTAACAATACCAGCTCCTTCTTTTGTAATATGGGGAGTAGCTTGTTGTATCATAGCCTGTTGTTGTGCCGCCTGTTCTTCAGCTTGTATTTGTTCTGGTGCTTTTATTAAGCCTTCCATATCAATACCAAGAGAAGTCCCTACCCTTTTTACATACTCATCAAAATTAACATACTTGAACAATTCTTGTGCAAATGGAGTTAATTGTTGAATAAAAGTATTTAATCTTTGTAAATCTGATGAACGACCTAGTGCCTCTAAACCAGTTACAATTTTAACTTTGATACTGTCTTTAGGAAGCGTTGGTAATCTTTTTGATTTTTCCATTTGATACATCAAACGGGAAATTAAAGGTAATTGTAATTCTTGGGATAATAATGAATATAAACCTGATACACTATCATTCAACGCATCAGCTAATAATCTTATTTCAGTAGCAGTTACTCTATCGTTATTACGTTGAACACTATTCATTAACATAAATGAATAAGTTAATCTTTCTTCGATGGTTTTAATTGTTTGAAATGTAATTGAAAAGTCGGCTGACTTATTCATTTGTAAAGTAGTGACATCATTTGCATCACCTTCTCTAATTGCTCCATTAGGACTTTCAGATAAAGTTTTAATTCTTGTTGTACCATTTGGTCTGACTAAAAATAAAACTTTAGAAGCGGCCGCACTACCTTCAACGACTGCTCTGTATAATGCTTCTAACGATCTTAAATCACCAATATATTCCTCACAAAAACTTCTACCGTAATCTTCATTTGTGAGAGTGTATCTTAAAGGAATGAAAGGTGACTTATCTAGCGGATAAGTTCCGATTGAACTAGGAACGATTTTGTCGTTAACCTCTTGTTGAACAAGCCACCTTTTATTATCTGATCTAATAACACGAGTGTAAATAGAAATCGTTTGATCTCTTTTTTCTTCGTCTAGTTTATCGTCAAATAATTTTTTAATTTCTTCTGATACTGCTGATGGACTTACTTTATCTTCAGTAATAATTTCTATAACATTACCAACGGTATCTCGTTTAATTACATATTCATCTAACTTATAAACTTTCATTGAAAGTTCTGGGGTAATATATAAAAGTACATTACCTGAAACTACAAGCTGTCTTAGTGCTTCAAATACAGAAGTTCTAAAATTATTTACTTCTATTTCATTCATAACTACACGCTCAATAGAGCCCATAGCTTTTTCAAACTCACCTTGCATACCTTTTTGGTTGGTAAGTTTTTGTAAAGTAAATTCGTCTAGGGATAATCTAAAAAATGGTTGATTAGGGGGAAGGAGTGCTAATAGTAATTTACTAGATATATTATTAACCCCTCTAGCACCTATACCTTGATATGGGGTGTAAAGTTTAGTTGAGCCACTATAACCACTTCTAGTTATTAAAGAAGGTATTGTAAATTCTGCACAATCTCTTGCTCTATCTAAGTAAGGTTGGCGTATGCTTTCTAGTTTTGAGTATCGACTTTTTGCCGTTGTAGTTAGTTGCATTGTGATTATTTATTAGGGGATATTAACGCCAGAGCTTCCACTAGATAAATTTGACTGGTCTAAATCTACAATCAAACTAGCTTTTCCTCTTTTTTTACCAACACTTAAAGGCGTAGAACTTGCTGTTGCTGGTGTTTGAGGTGCTTTTTGTCTTAGCGTTGCCTGACTAGCATTTACTTCTGTAGCTGGAGCGGCTGGGATTGGTGGTGGTGGTGGAGCTTTAGGACTCGACATACACATAGTTTTATTACTCTTTCTTTATAATTGTTAAATCTAATAAGTTATTATTCTGTTCTTCTAATAACTGTTTTAAATAAGATACGACACTAGCTTGACCAGCTTTAAACCAAATTTGTCGTTCATTTTCGCTAATATCAGGTACTTTATTAGGAAATAGTTTATTTAAGTGTTCTATTAATTCTTTATTTACAAACATATATTAGTTCCAAGAGGGCAACCTAAGTGCTTAAATCTTCAGGTGGGTTAGGGTGATTAACAATATTTGGGATTTCTTTTTCATCGAAAGACTCCATTTCGATTGTGTGGCGGGTATTAAGAACGTCTAATAAAGTAAATTTAGCGTTCGGTGAGAAGGGAAAACTTTTTTCAACGTCTGGGGTTTTAGCATAAAACCAATCTTCTATTTTAAATTTTACAGTAAGATAACTAATTTTTTTCCATTTATATATATCACTCATTTTCTTTATGTCTTCCAAATCGTTTAGTATCTCTTTCTTCTTTTAGGTCTCCTTTAAATAAACACTCGATATATAGACTATAATAATAGTCTGATAATGTAGGTTCTTTTGTATTGTCTGCTAAAAATTTATATTCTTTAGCTTGTTCATAATAATTATTCTTTGACATAGTCTCTTTCAATTATCATTTCTAAATAATGAATAGCTTTTAAAACATCTTCCTTCTTACCTTTTAAAGAATGTCTGCAAATATATTTAATTGCATTACCCTCAGCAAAAGGTAGTTTATTTTCATTAATAAAAATTGATGGTTGTATTTTCATTGTTCTATAATGAGAACCGCCTACTTGTTTAAAAAATGTTTTGTTTGTCATATCTTTGTACCAAATACAGTTCTTTCTTCTTCTGGTTCAGTTAATATTAATTTAATACCTTTAGGTTTTTGTTTTTTATTTGGAGACCATAAAATTACTTTTTTAAGTTTAAAATCGTAATCATTCTTTTTTAATATCTTTGCTACACGTGCCTGAATTAAAGCGTCATCTTCTGTTAAATTATTAGATTGATATGTTTCAATAATTGATTGCCAATAATCTTTAGAATTAGATAATATTTTTGTAGCCTTAACTTCCCCAACACTAGGACAACCTTTGTAATTATCTGATTGATCTCCAGTTAACGTTTGGAAATAAAAATTATAATCAGCTTGTTTTGCTGATATTTTATAAAACTCTTTTGTTACAGGGTTAAAATGTAAACCTTCAATTTGGTTTAAATCTTTATCTTCTGAACAAATTATTTTAGAGCCTTTAATAATATCTGTAGTTGCTAATATACCTATAATATCGTCAGCTTCTAAATTAGGCTTTTTAAAACCATTATAATTTTCAAAAATATAATCTTTACAAAATTTTAATGTTAAAGGTTTTCTTGTATTTACTCGGTTTAATTTATAATCAGGTAAAATAGATGTTCTAAAATTATAAGTATCTGAAAATGCACAAACAATTTTACTACATTCAGTATTTTCTTTTAACGTGTGAAAATAATCATTAATCATTACTTCACAATCTTTTTCGTCAGAGTGTAAAGTCCAAACGTCGTTTTCCCAGCGTATAGGTTTTTCAGATACACTAGCTAATTTATAAGCAACAATATCAGCATCAACAATTAATGTACTCATGAGTTTCCTTTTGGTTTTAATTTGTTTAAGTCTAAGTGAATTACTGAAGAATCTGATTTAAGTAATTTCTCTCTCCAATCATAATTTGGATATTTTGATTTAACTTCTTCTGAAATAACTACCTCAGCAAAAGCAACGTTATAAGTTTCGGCTGTTTTTAAAAAAGCTGATAAGACAGCACCGATTTGTACTGAAGGACTATTGACTATGTCTTGCATAGTCTCCCCTTCACCCCTCGCTTCAAACATTGAGTAGGTAATTTTGTCTTCACCAATATCAGTGAGAACTAGTATTACTTGCATTTATTTTTTTCCTTTCTTATTTTCCACCAAGCATCTGCAACGGCGTATAAATTTTCGGGACTCTCAGCATCGTTTTTTTGACGATTACAACTGTAGCAAATTGCCCAAATATTTTCTTTTGAATACCCTTTGGAATTATCAATACGATCTACGCTGGGTGATCTTTTTTTAGTTCTGTCTTTTAACTTAAATGAACTATTACAACATGGACATATGGCTGGTACTATTGAAATTAGTTCTTCAATATTTAAACCACAGTCAATTTTATGTCGTGTTCTTTGATTATGTAAAACGTTAGACGCCCAAATTCTCCATAGACGGCTAAATTTCTTAGTGCGTTTCCGACCAGTTTTTTCCGACACGATAATTAGCACCTACAGGTACTCGTAAATTAAAATGCTCCCCTGCCTTCTTGATACTATCTACCGCTAACTTCCCTACAAATTCTACCTCTGGCTCACGTGCTTCAATTTGAAACTCATCATGAATAGTAGCCACAATCCAAGCATCTTTATCTTTAAGATTATCCCATAAAATTGTTAAAGCTTTTTTCATAATAATTGCACCACAACTTTGAATTAAACTATTTAATGTTGCGTGGTTACTTCTAATTGTTAATATTCTTTTATCTATAGCACGTAGGTTTCCGTGTGCTTCAATTTTTTCAATAATATCTGTTTTGATTTGTTTTAAAAAAGGTAGCTGTCTATAAAATTTTTCTAAAATATTTTTAGCATCTGTTAATGAACAGTTTAAAATTTCTGAAAGACGTTTAAATGAACTTCCGTAAAGTAAAGCATAAAACATTGTTTTACTTAATTCTCTAGACTGTAAGCCAGCCGCTTTCATGTTATAAGTATGGAAATCCCCATTAAGAATTAAGTCGGCATATTTTTTACCGCCTTCGTAATTATAAATATAATGAGCAAAACAAACAGCCTCTAGTGATGTTGCGTCAACACCAACTAATTTATAACCTTCTTTTGGAATAAATAATTCTCTAAATTCTTTTCCATATAAACTGTGCATATTTGGAATGTTTTGTAAATTAGGATATCTAGAGCTCATACGACCAGTAACTATGTTAGTTACGTAAGAAGTGTGTATTTTACCTTTTTTGCAAACTTTTAAATATCCGTGTGTACCCTCAGATAACATTCCTAATCTTTTTTCTATTAATAAATATTCATTTAATAATTTTGCTTCTGGGTAATCTAAATTTGATAAAACTTCCTCATCAATCATTGGCTGACCAGTTGCAGTAAATTCTTTTGGCTTCCAATTACGTAATGTAATTAATCTGTTTGCAATATGATGCCTTGAAGACGGGTTGAACTTTACTAACTTTGTTTTTCTAAAAGGTACTCCTTTTTTATAACCAAGTTTAGAGTTGTTAACCTTAGGTACAAACTCTCCTAAGTCTTCTTCCCAATCTAAAAAAGCTTTTTCTAAGTCTAATTTTAAAGTGTTATATCTAGATAATAATTTTGCTTGTAAAGACTGTGCTTTCTTTTCATCAAAATAAAAACCTCTTAACTCTTGTTGTTTTGTTATAAATGCAATTTTATGTTCAAGTTCTATACTTTCTTTACTAAACCCTTTTGACATAAACTTTTCATAAAGTTTTTTAGTAAGTCTTACATCTTGAATACAATACTCTAACATTTGATCGTTAAATTTTTCAAATGCTTTAGGGTTGTTCTGTGCGTAGTCTAATTTTTTAAATTGTAATCTTTCACCCCAACTTTTTAAACTATGTTTACCAACAGAGTTTCTATTTATTAACCCTCTCGCTAACAACTTAACATCAACGCTATTTGTAATGTCAGGGTAGATAAGGCGACTAAGACACAGCGTATCATGGACTAACCCATTTTCATGGGTGTAGCTAAATAACTTCTTGAGTACAGGGAGGTCATACCCAATGCAGTTATGTCCAACTATTAGGTTATTAGCGAGAAGCTCTATACCTTTCGGTATCTCTTTTCCTACGTATGGAATTTCTTTTTCACCGTCATTGATAACTAAACAATGAATTACAGAAGGGTCTAGTCCATCTGTTTCAATATCAAAAAATAAAGTTTTCATCATAATCCTCAACTAATCTTCCAGTTTCATCGTTATATTTTAAACTTGCGGCTAACCCAGTTATGCCTGCAAATCTATTTTTTAAAACTCTTACTAAAGTTTTATTTTTGTTTTCATCTTCATTAAAATTTCTTTCAACAGAAATAACTTGATCGCTTAATTGTGATATAGAAGAAGAACCCCTTAAATGAGATAAAGAAACTTGAACCCCATCAGTATGGTCTTTGTTACCCTCTAGTCTTCTAAGGTGTGAAACAACTATTAAACCTATATTTAATTCTTCTGCTAATTTTCTTAATTGTGTAAATAAAATATCTAAAGATTTTCTCTCATCATAAACTTCTAAACCAGATATTAAAATTGATACGTGATCTAATACTATGAATGAACAATCTAGTCCGTTAGCAAAATATCTAATCTTATTAAAAATTCTGTCTTGTTCTGTACTTCCCCAGTGATTAAATAAAAAAACTTTCCCACTACCAATAGTTTCTTGATATGCTTTTTTTAATTCTTCTTCAGTTACGTTTGATCTATCTAAATGTATTCTTCTATTTAAACTTAATCCTATAATACCTTCACAAGCTCTTTTTACACTTTCCTCTAAAGATATAATTCCAATTTTTTGATTTTGTTTAATTAAAGAGTAAGCAATTTCTTTTGTAAATAAAGTTTTTCCAATACCTGTACCGCCACATATAGTAACTATCTCACGTCTTCTAAGTCCGTGTAATTTATTATTAAGACCATTAAATGGGTACTTAGCAACAGCTTGAGGATTTGGTTCTTTAATTAATTCCCATAAATCAGTACCACATAAAATTCCGTCTGGTCTAAATGGCTTTGCTTCCCACATAGCCTTGATAACTTCTTCCCCACGATTAGCCACAAGCATATCGTTTACATCTTTTAATTCAAAAGAAGCTATTTTACATTTACCAATAGTAAATAATTCTGCACAATCTTGTGCCGCCTGTTGACCGTGCTCATCTTGGTCAAAGAAAATTACTATTTCCTCAAAACTTTCTAACCACTCAAGTTGTTTTTTAATAGCTTTGACAGCACCATTAACACCGTTAGGTATTCCGACAACTGGGTATTTATGTCCAAATAATTGAGATAATGAAATTGAATCTATTTCACCTTCACATATACAAACTTTTCTACCGCCGCTTGACCATAAGTTTTGACCATACAGCAGTGCGTCGTTTATATTGCCAACTGTTTTAAATTGCTTATCTTTAAATCTTAACTTTTGAAAAACTATCTTTTTATCGTTATTATAATAATTAGCTATCTGTACCACTTCGCCAGACGATTTACCGATTTGATAGTTCCATTTCTGGCAACTTTCCAAGGATATATTACGTTTATGAAGCGGTAATATATCCCCAATAAGCATATCAGGATTAACTTCAACGGTTTTAAAATCACTTTTAGCAACGGCATCAGAACCAATATAAGTGTTACAAGAAAAGCAAAACTGGTGACCATCAGTATAAAGAGAATTTGCATCAGAAGATAAACAAGAAGGGTTAGTACATGGTACGTGTTTAATAAACTCACTTTGATGTTGACCGCTCTCCACTGTTTTATCTCCCTAGTTAGTAATGACCCAATCTCTTGGAATGGTTTTATCTGCATATTTAATATTATTTTTCTCACACCAGTCAGCGTAAGTTGTTTTAGAATTTTTATTTAATTTATTTTTAGAATTACCAAAAACAAATCTAATATCTAAATCTGGATATTGTTCTTTGACCAATAAATGTTTTTTACGATCACTAGAAGTAAAATAACCTTTTATCTCTACCAATATTCCATTATCCAAAGTTATGTCTGGTGTGTACCTATGTTTAGTAATTGGCTTAACATATTGAAGAATTGTAGCTTCATATTTAAAATTAATATTTCTAAATTTTAAATCGGCTATCACGTAATCTTCTAAACTACTCCTATATTTAGAAGTCGAATTTTTCTTCGGAAACCGTACCATTTGCTTTTGCAATTACTTTATCGGTTTCAACGTATTCAAATCCGTCCTCCTCACCAAAACCAAAATTATCTTTTGCCACACTTGCTTCTACTAAGTTAATTATCTGACAAGCTTGTAATGCTAATGAAGCACCACAACCTAAAATGTTAGTGAAGTAAGGTTTTATTTGATAGGCAACTTTCATTGTACTACCAGAGTAAACCATAACTGGTTGAGTAATCATCTTACCCTTAGCGTCAAATACTTTAACTTTTTTTTCGTATTCAACACCAGTTTTAGTTTTATTTTTTGCTTTTAATTTAAAATGAAATTCATAACCACCATCTACTTTTTTGTATGGTTTAAATTCAGATTTTTTAGTTGATTTATTTTTTACAAGTTCTTGTGCTATCTCTTTTTCAATAACATCAATAATTGTTTTAGACTCTTTATCGTCTAATCTTAATTTAACATTATACACACCATTTGCATCAAACTTTGTATCTGCAACAAATATGTAGGGGTAAAAAGCTACGCCCACTGGTGTTGTATAAGTCATTTGTTTTTTTGTTTCCATATTTTTGTTTCTCCTCCAAGAGAGCTACCTAAGTCGTACTCCTTTGTATTAATATTAATTTTATATTAATATCAATATTAATTACATAAAGAAATATTTACTTGATAACACGTCAAGAATATTTAAGTTTCCACGACTAGGTGGTGGTGTTAATAATTTTTTCTGCCTGTCTGGTAACTGCACATAAAACTGATTAAATAAATTATCTAAATAATCTTTTTCAAATAAATCTATTACAGCTTTACGAATAAAAGTATGAAGTAAATCAACTTTATTTGGTGTAGTTGCAAAACTATCGTGAACCATAAACACATTAGGTATCGGTTCAGGGTTGTGTTTACAATATACTGCTACAGCCGTTGCTAAAGCCGCATCTAAGCTGTGTGTGATGTTTGGTGCTGAACTTGATTGCATACGTCTTACATCTGACTTTAACATTTCTTTTCTAAGCGTTGTGTATACCAACTGACCAGATATAGCTGTTTTAACCTTATATTCCCTTAGATATTTATAATCTTGAACAGCCTTAAACCCAACTGGTGTTACCCACTTCATTGGAATATTTGCTTGTGAAAATAATTTTGCAACAGATTGAAACCAAACCATTAATTCAGAAGCCTTAGGAACTTGTGTTTGTATATGCCTCCAATTAATATCAGCTAACCAACGACAATCACTAAAGCCGTCATCTTTTAAAATTTTAGGCTTACCTAAATCAACTTGTTTTTTATATTCATCAAACACCTGTTCACGAGCTCCAAATGGCTTTAACCCGTAAACGTATGTCATAATATTTCTTTTAACTAGGTTTCTGTTAATACCAAATTGTAGCCAACGATTTGCTTCTAATGAACCTTCTCCAGCTAGTTTTTTAACTTCACCCGTAACTGAGTCACAAATAATACTATAAATATCATTAGGTTTATCAGATGGTGTGACATTCACTTTCCAACCTGTTTCGTAATCCCTAGATAAAATACTAAGTATCTGTAGACCACTACAAGTAGCGTCCATTGATACTGGTAAATTACAAACATAATCTAAACCCTGTTTCTTAACATTCTTTAAATGAAAACAAGTTTGTAAAAACTCCATAGGTTTATCTGCTTTATCCCAACCCATATTTTCAAATGGATTATCAGCATAAGAAAGAAACTCATCTAAATTATCTTCAGTAAACTTAACCCGTTCATCGAATGATATTTTATCATTCCCATACGTGTTAGCGACGTGTACATACAACCAGTATTTACCCCTGTCTCCAATTCTTTCTCCATTTTTAAAAGCTATGACACTTCTAATTTTCTGATCTGCTTGGTAGGATAAATAACCACCCACTGTGTAGATACGTCCTCTAGTGTCCATAAATAATACAAAATAAAAACCTTTTTCATTTAAGTATTCCTCTATGATTGTTATTGCTAAAGACGTTTGTAAAACTTTAGAAACTCTTGCAATCTCGGCTTGATACACATTAGTACAATCCCGTTTATATTTAATTAATAATTCCTTGTCAGTTTCAACTAGTGGATTTCTAATTACATCTTTAGGTCTACCAGTCTCGTCTAATAGACTGTCCCTAGAAGTAAAATGACCTAGTTGTAACCCTTCTTTCCAAATGATTGAAAACACATCAAACATATTTTTATCAATTATAAACGGAACACTTTGTAAGTGATTTACTGCTTCATAAAAATCTTTACGACCCTCCCGCTCTAATTCGTCTAAATATTTTTTATCATTAGTTTTAATAAGCGGTTGTTTAGATAAATATTCATTATAATAACCACCATTATACGGACTATCTTTCCAAATCTTGGGTGTCACTATCATTGGTAAATAATACGGTGTTAATACAGAACACTGAAAATTCTTCTCATCAATCTTTTTAAGAATTTCTTGCTTAAGTTGTAGTATATTTACAGTTTTGTTACGGGCTTTCGTAATACAAGCAACTTCACACAAACCCGTACTCTGTATAAGTAAATCAATGAGTTGTTTACCTACTAAGACTTTTTTAGACGTATCCCAATTTTCAACCTTAATTTTATACTTATCAATACTATGACTAAAAACTCTACGAATATGTCTAGCATTTTTAGTTCTTCTACTTAAATCTCTAGCAATTTTAAAATGAACATCTGGTGCATCTTTTTTAAATATTTTAATTTTATGCTCATATTCAATAATTGTACCTAAACTAACTGCTGTTTGAGCAAGTGTTTTATTAGAAGCAATACTATCTATTACGCACCTAAGTGTTGATAATGCTATCTCTTTACTGTTGCCTATATCCTTTAAAGGCTCTGCACTAGCTTTTCTAACTCCCGCCCTTTCAGAAGAATAACTTTCCTCTAAAAATTTATCAATAGCCTCTGCTAAAGGTAGTAATAATTGTTTTTGTAAATATATAAACGCTGGTGTTACACTTAACCTGCCGTTTTTTATATTTTTATTTAAGTTATTTGTAAAACGATCACGGCCTCCGCCGATCATTCGTTCTCCCTCTCTAATTTTTTCCCGTTCTATTAAATCATGATTTAGCATATTCAAAGCACCTATAAATTAAAACTTCTGTACCCATATAAAAAGTACGAATCCTATTTGGGTTAGTAGTTTTTTTAGTAAAAGTTAATTTATCAAAAGTCGTATGACAATCTTCATATTGAATTCTGAAATATAAAGGCTCTCCCGTAATCAACCACATGATTAGAAAACCTTTAAGCATGAAATTAACCCGTTTAAGAAGCTTGTCTTAAATGTATAATTTCAAGTTCTCCCTGACTTTCACACAACCTACAATTTTCAACTTCTAACCAGTAGTTTGGCGATAATCGGTTTTTACCCGTATGTATGTAGCCATTACCTTTACATTTTGGGCAAGTTTTCTTCTCTACTTTTAGCTCCTGCATCTGTACCTCTCCGAGTTGTTGGGTCAGATTTGCTAAATTGGATTTTAAGTCCTTTGTGTCTACCAATTCCACCACGAGGGCAAAAAACCTTGTTTAGCCTATCTGATTTTAGTTGTTAACTTTTACTTTCAAAGAATTTCTAAGATCATCTTTTGTAGGGTGATTATAGCGTTGCGTCATACGAATATCACGATGTCCCGCTACTTTCTGCACTACTTCGATACCTATGTTTCTTCTAAGTAACCTTGTTATATAGGTGTGTCGTAATGAGTGGATTACAAAATCCTTCTCACCTTGCATACCCATTTTTTTTCTAATAGTCCTCCAATTATTCTCAACCGTAGTCAAAGAATAAGGAAAAGGTTTTATTAGATTTTCTTTTCTTCTTCTCTCTAGTATTTGTTTAACCCGATCAAAAATAGGTACAAATCTTTCGTCCCCATTTTTAGTATCTGTTAATCTTAGGAAGTCGCCTTCAATATTAGACCACGTTAGGTTTAATAGTTCAGAAACTCGACAACCAGTTTCAATTAAACAAATCCAAAGTTCAGTAAGTTTCCCATAACCACATAGTGCTGTCGTAGTTATTAATTTACTTTCAAGTTGAGGTGTGAAAACAAACTTTCTTTGATTGTTTTCTTTTTCATACTCAATCTTGGGTACTCCCCACTTAAATGAAAACTCCCGAAGTCCCGTAGCGTAAGTTATTAGCTTTGAAACTGCGGCTAGTTTTCTGTTTGTAGTTGCTGGTGCATACGTAAGTTTATCTTTACAATGAAATTTAAACTCACGCATTGTATCAGTTGATACCTCATTTAAAAAATTGTCTAACCCATACCAAGAACCAAATACCCTTGCGTTCTTAATACTGGCTTTGCCATTTTTTTGAGATACCCACTCTCTAGTAGCAACCATTTCTATTGCCTTGTTAACAGTTATTGCATTGTTGGTCATAACAGTCCTCCTCACTATTATTATTCCCCCAACAACTCGAATAACTTAGCTTTAAGCTTTTTTCCCTTCTCTGTTAAGTAAATTCTTTTGATACGAAAATCTTTAGAATCTACTTCTTGCCTACATAAACTTAAGCCTTTTTCGCTATCTCTGCTTTTAGCTACGTCACAAAGGATATGCACTTGAACTGATACCCTAGTAGTCGTAACCTCAAACATTTCTGCGAGCTCCACATTTGAAAGTCCTTCAAATATACAAGTTTGAATAAATATCGCACTTGCTAAAAGACCCATTCGTGTGTCTTGCTGTAATAACAAAAAAGCCGCCTTTTTATAATTAACAAGTTGGCTCATTTGTTTTGTTGTGTTTTCTGTTTTAATCATCTACCCTTTAGTTTTTCTTATTTGTTTAAGATTTGTTTAGCCAAATAAGGTATTTACCACATTGAAAACACCCTTTAGAGTTAGGTGGTAATTTAACTTTCTTATTAAACTTTTCAATTAAAATTGAAAACAAGATTAAATTAATCCACAACCACTTAACTACGACTATCCCTGCTTCGTCCATCATATTACACCCCCTTGTTATTAGTTAAAATTAATAACTATATCAATATAATATCAATGTCAATAACATATTAT